GTTAAATTTATTTACCTAAAAAAACCAAATACAATTCATGAAAATATTATTTCATTCATTCAAGAATTTCCTAAAGAATTGAATCTTGACAAATACATTGATTATGAGTTACAATTTGAGAAAGCATTTTTAGAACCACTCAAAATCATTCTTGATTCTATTGGGTGGAATATTGAAAAAACGACTAGTCTGGAGAACTTCTTTATCTAATGGAACTGCCTATTAATGAAAAAGAATTTGATATTATCATTAGTGCTATGAGACTGGGTGGTGATACTGCTCTTTATCAAAAACTCTGGTCTTATAAAATGAATCATCTTATTAAACAAAAACAAAAGGAGGATAAATAACTGCACCTGTTGAGAGTGCAATTTCACAGGAAGATTAGGTGCTTCGGGGCACCTTTTCTATTATAAATAGTAATGCACTCTCAATAGAATATAAATGAACTATCTAAAGGTTTATTGTAATCTTATCAGGAAAGCAGAGGATAGAACTCCACCTGAAGGTTATACAGAAAAGCATCATACATTTCCGAAAAGTATCTTTGGAAATAATAAAAGGATTGTAGTTCTAACATCAAGGGAACATTATATCGCTCACGCTTTATTGGAAAAGATTTATATTAAGAGGTGTGGAATTAAGGATAAAAAAACTACTAAAATGATTCACGCTCATATTTTAATGAAATCAAAAGGTAGATATTATAATTCTCATCTTTATGAAGGTGCAAGAATTAGAATGTCAGAATCAAAGAAAGGTAAAAAACCATATGTTATGACTGAAGAAATTAAAAATAAAATGAGTGAATACTCTAAAAATAGAAATGAAGAGCATAAGAAAAAATTGAGCGAATCATTAAAAGGTAGAATACCTCCTAATTATGGAAAATCACATTCTGAAGAAACTAAAAGAAAAATAGGTCAAAAAAATAAAGGTAGAAAGGCATCAGAAGAAACACGAAAAAAATTAAGTGAATGTATGAAAGGAGAAAAGCATTTTTTATATGGAAAGAAAAGAGATATTGAAATTGTAAATAAAATAGCGGAAAAGAACAGTAAAGAATTTTCAATTATAAATCCTGAAGGTGAAATTATTCGGGGAAAAAATATTACTAAATTTTGTAAAGAAAATAATTTAGATGTTGGAACTACTTGGAATCTTATTAATTATAAAAGAAATACGAAATCGCATAAAGGTTATCGTGCTGTTCCTCAACAAAGTTGACTTGAAGTGGTTTTTGTAGTATAATCATACAAAATAGATAGAAAAATGGCAGATTCTGAATTAAATTTTTTACGCGACATAGTTTCCGAGATTGGAGGGGAATATACTCAACTAGCATCAGAGATTGATGAAACTGAAACTTATGTGGATACGGGTTCATACATTTTTAATGCTCTTGTATCCGGTAGTATATTTGGTGGTGTATCTGGGAATAAAATTACTGCAATCGCAGGGGAAACTTCTACTGGAAAAACTTTCTTCTCTCTTGCCGTCGTTAAAAATTTCCTTGATAATAATCCTACTGGATATTGTTTGTATTTTGATACTGAAGCAGCAATCACAAAATCCCTTTTGGAAAGTAGAGGAGTTGATACAAATCGTCTGGTGGTTGTCAATGTAGTTACGGTAGAAGAGTTTCGTACTAAAACACTCAAGGCAGTTGATATTTACTTAAAGAAAAAAGAGGATGAAAGAAATCCTTGTATCTTTGTATTAGATTCTCTGGGAATGCTTTCTACAAATAAAGAAATTAATGATGCCTTGGCAGAGAAGGATACGAGAGACATGACTAAGGCACAACTTATCAAGGGTGCTTTCCGTATGCTGACTCTCAAATTGGGTCAGGCAAAGATTCCTATGCTCGTTACAAATCACACTTATGAAAGTATGAGTCTTTATGGTGGTAAGCAAATGTCTGGTGGTTCTGGATTACAATATGCTGCCTCTACAATCATCTATCTTTCAAAATCAAAAGAAAAGGATGGAACAGAAGTTATTGGAAACATCATTAGAGCAAAGACACACAAATCACGTTTAAGTAAAGAAAATCAAGAAGTTCAAATTCGGTTGTTCTATGATGAACGAGGTCTTGATCGCCATTATGGTCTTTTAGAACTTGGTGAATTGGGTGGAATGTGGAAGAATGTTGCAGGTCGTTATGAAATTGACGGTAAGAAACTTTATGCCAAAGAGATTCTTAAAAGTCCAGAAAAATATTTTCCACCAGAAGTAATGGAAAAACTTGATGTAATTGCGAAGGGTGAGTTTTCTTATGGAACATGATCAAAGTTATAAAAACTGGCATTAATATTAATAAAGTTATTAATCAATTAAAAAAATATCCACAAGACTGGGATCATCAGAAACATCTGAAAGATTCTCAGTCTTTAGTTGATAGGGGATTTGATGATTTGCCAATAAGTGCATTACAACTTATACTGGGTGGGGTTAAGAACAAAGAAGACTTTGTTGGAGACTCTGAAATGAATATCAAAACTCCTGCATATGAACATCATAATGAAATCCGAAAGATTATTCGCAAACATCTTGGAAATAAAGAGTTGCACCGATGTGGATTTCTGGCATTACCTGCAGATGAGATCGTAGGAGCACATATTGATGAAGGAACTTATTACTTAACAAGAGATAGGTATCACCTTTCAATATCTGGAAGATATCAATATTTCTGTGGAACTGATACACTAATTGTTGAACCAGGAACTCTTTTTTGGTTTAATAATAAGTTACCACACGGAACTGTAAATATTGGTGATGAAACAAGAATAACATTTGTATTTGATATACCACATGGACCAAATTGAGTTTTTAATTCTGCGAAATCTTTTGCATAATGAAGAATATATACGAAAAGTTATTCCTTTTATTAAATCTGAATACTTTGAAGATAAAAACCAAAAAATTGTATTTGAAGAAATACATTCTTTTGTTCTGGAATATAATCAACCTGCCACAAAAGAAGTTCTTTGTATTGAGATAGAGAAAAGAATAGACATCAACGAACAAGAGTTTAAAGAGATTACTCAAGTAATTTCTTGCTTGGAAGATGTTGCTACTGAATTTAATTGGATAGTTGATACTACTGAAAAGTGGTGTCGTGATCGTGCTATTTACCTTGCACTAATGGAATCCATTCATATTACTGATGGTAAGGATGCAAAGAAAAATCGTGATAGCATTCCAACAATCTTATCAGAAGCTCTTGCTGTATCTTTTGATACTCACATTGGACACGATTATCTGCTAGACTATGAGCAACGTTATGAGTATTATCATAAGAAAGAAAATCGTATTGAGTTTGATTTAGATTTTTTCAATAAAATTACGAATGGTGGGGTTCCCAATAAGACCCTCAATATTTTTCTTGCTGGAACGAATGTTGGAAAAACTTTGGCAATGTGTCATATGGCATCTTCATTTTTATTGCAGTCAAAAAATGTTCTGTACATTACTATGGAAATGGCAGAAGAAGAAATCGCCAAAAGAATGGATGCTAATATGCTGAATGTTCCTATTAATCAATTAGAAGATTTGCCAAAATCTATGTTCACTGGCAAGGCATCTAAATTAGTAGAAAAAACAAAAGGTTCCCTTATCATTAAAGAATATCCCACCGCTGCTGCCCACGCTGGACACTTTAAGGCACTTCTGAATGAACTTTCTCTTAAGAAATCGTTTAGACCTGATGTTATTTTTATTGATTATATTAATATCTGTGCGTCATCTAGATTTCGTGCTGGAAGTAATATGAATTCTTATAGCATAATTAAATCAATTGCCGAAGAACTTCGTGGTCTTGCTGTTGAGCATAATGTTCCAATTTTCAGCGCGACACAGACGACACGTAGCGGTTTTAGTTCATCAGATGTTGAAATCACAGATACTTCAGAATCTTTTGGTCTTCCTGCTACTGCTGACTTTCTTGTTGCACTAATCAGTACCGAAGAGCTAGAAGGATTGGGTCAAATTATGGTGAAGCAATTAAAAAATCGTTATGGTGATAAATCAATATTTAAACGATTCGTTGTTGGAATTGATCGTGCTAAAATGAGATTGTATGACTGCGAACAATCTGCTCAAAATGATATACTTGACTCTGGTAAAGAAGAGGAGTATAATGATGAAAGAAAACCTAAAAAATCATTTGAGGGATTTAAATTCTAATATGACTCAAGTTATTGATACAACCAAATATATCGAATTCGTTCGTCAAACCACAAGTCCTGCAAGTAGTGATTTTGCAGCACTTCTGACACGTATGACTGAACTTGAAGCAGAAGGTGTGGAATTAACTCATCTACTTACCTTTGCTTTGGGTGCTTCTGCTGAACTTGGAGAAGCAGTTGAGATTATTAAGAAATGTCTATTACAAGGAAAACCTTTTAATGATGATGCGAAGGTTCATCTTACCAAAGAGTTGGGGGACGTTTTGTATTACAT